GGGGTCTTGGCGCTGACGTAGCAGGCACCGGACGCCAGGACCAGCCGGAGGTGCCCGGCGTTGGTGCAGACCTTCTCGACGATCAGCCCCTCGCGCTCCAGGCGCTTGATGATCTGGTTCATGTCCTTCTTCATTTGGAATTCCCCGTAACGTAATCGCGCTTTGCGGGAGCCTGGGGCTTGGTGGCCTTGGCCTTTCGGCGGGCCAGCATGCGGCTGAATTTGGCGAGGCTTTCCAGGGCTCGCTCGCGCCGGGTCGGCCTGGGCTCCGGGTCCATGTCGTGGTCGAAGTCGAAGTCGTCCCAGTCGAAGTGGTCCATGAAGCTCATCGCTTGCCCCTGGCAGCCTTCTTGGCCTTCTTGGCAGCCCACATCCTGGCCTTGACCGCGCCCTGGTAGATCGCGGCGATGTCGACCTCCTCGCGCTGGCGCAGCCCCTTGCAGCGCAGGACGAGCAGCGGGCCGTCGAGGGTGGCGATGATTTGCCGGTAGCCCTTGTCGCGGGTGTAGGCCAGGGTCAGCCGGGTCACCGGCTTGCTGGTGTCGGTGAGGCTGCTCACAGGTCCACCCCTTCCTCGACCACCTCAGGCTCCAGGGGGTTGAGGCAGGGGGCTGCCCGGTCGGCGAAGAAGAAGACGACCGGCTTGGTATGGCACAGGTTCTGGAACCGCCGCAGGTACTCGGCGGTCGCCATGCCTGGGAACCAGAGCGGCGCGGCGAAGAGGTCCTCGTGCTGCCGCCAGTTGGGGTCGAGCAGGTTGGCCTGTCGGCGCTTGCACTGCTCCTTGAAATTCTTCAGAGCCTTGGACTGCTTCACAGGTCCTCTCCCGCGTCGGTCTGGCGGTTCGCCTCGCGGCCGATGGCCGCCTGGAGGGCGCGCTTGGCTTCCTGCTCCTCCATGAAGGCGTCGATGGCCTGCTGGCGGGCCAGGATGTGCGACGTCGTGTGGATGTCGGCATCGCGCAGCCCCAGGCCATTGCCCTTGGCATCGCGGATGGCGCGGCTGACCAGCGACTGGTAGATCGCCTGGGCTCGGATCGTCTTGGCGTCGGCCAGGGCGGCCCTGAGGGCGTGCTGGGCGAGCTTGGCCTGGGCTTCCGCCTTGGCGGCTTCCTTGGCGAGGTTGGCGGGGTGGTGGTTCATGGTGTAGCTCCAGAGTGAAGCCCCCCGGAGGGGGCGTGGTGGTCAGAAATACTTGGCGGCGCAGATCGGGCCGATGCCGCGCTCGATGGACTCGGGGTCGGTCAGGTCGCGGCCGCAGATCGAGCAGTTGCCGCTGGCCTTGCCGTACAGGACGGCGGCGCGCTCCGGGTCTTGGTCGATGGCGAGGAGTTGGGTGGTCAGGTCGCCCAGGTCGACCATCGGACGCTGCCACAGGGTCAGCACGCCGCGCTCGATCTTGCCGACCACCTTCTCGACGCCCTCGACCTTGATCCAGCACAGGCTGTCGCCGTTCTTGCGGGCGATGGTCAGGCCGTCGAAGCGGAGCTTGGCGAGGCGCTGCATCAGGTCGAAGAGCTTGTTCAGCGTGATGACGGCGGCGACAGGCTCCGGGGCGGGCGCAGCGACCGGCGGGCGGACGGTGGCCTCGATGACCGCGCTGTAGGGCTTCGGCAGGCTCCAGGCGATGAGCTTGGCGGCGTAGCCCTCCTGCTTCTCCGAGACGAAGGAGCCGAACCGGTCGAGCTTGTCGGCCATGTCGAAGCAGGTGTCGGCCTTGCCGTCGGCGAAGGAGTCGTGGCGCTTCAGCCAGCGGTTGCCTGCCTCGCGCAGGGCGACGGCGGTGATCTCCTCGCGGAGGGCGGGCGCTGCCGGGGCAGCGGTAGCTGGGCGGTTACCGGCTTCGCGGGACTCGGCAGTGGCGGCGCGGAAGTTGAAGTTGGCGGGGTTGAACGTGGACATGGTTGGCTTCCAGGGTTGTGGTGGGGACTGACAGGAGAGATTCTCCTCCTGTAGCCTGGGGCTGTGTCTACCGTTCGTCGGGTTAGTCGAAGAGAATGGAATTCCCAGTGACGTTAATCGACTGGGAACCCCTGGCTACATCGCCTTCAGAACGGCCAGGGCGACCGCCAGGACGACGATGACGCCGACCCAGACCCGGAAGATCGTCCGCCTGGGAATGCGGGGTCCCTCGATGGCGCAGGCGTAGTGGGTGTCGGGCACTTGCTCGCCCATGCGGCGGGAGAAGCGGACTCCGGTGCCGGAGTCGTGAAGGGTTGCGGTGGTCATGGCTGCTCTCCAGTGGTATGCGGGTTGGCGGCGGTCCTGGCCTTGTAGATGCGCTCGGCCTGCTCCCAGGCTTCGAGCGCACGCTCTGCGTGGCGGATGCGCTCCTTCTCTTCGAGGTGGTCGGCCCAGGGGGCGATGACGAAGAGGTAGAGCAGCACCAGCACCAGCACGATGGGCAGGACGAGCCAGAGGGCGCTCATTGCCGCCCCCTGCGGACGCTGCCGCCGCCGGTCAGGCGGATGGTGTTCTGCAGCTTCTCGCGCTCCCTGGCGAGGTGCTCGGGGCTCGGCGTGTAAATCGCGCCCCGCTGCACCGGGTTGCGGCAGGCGTTGATGACCCAGGCCACCAGGGCCAGGAGGAGCAGCGGCCAGACGTTCCAGACGGCTGCGAAGAGGTAGGCGATGAGGTCCATGTCAGTCCCTGAAGATTTCGATGCGGTCGACCAGCTTCTCGATCTGCTGCAGCCGCACGATCTCCATGAGAGCGCACTGGCGGCCGCCGACCGGGTGGGTGAAGCAGTCGGGGCTGTGGCGCTTCAGCGCCTCGAAGATGGCTCCCCAGGTCCGCTCGACCTCGTACAGGCGGGCAAGCTCGCGGGGGTCGATGCCGACGTTGCGGTCGTCCTTGGTGGCGATGTTCACGGTGGTGCTCCAGGCTGGTGGTGGTCAGTCGATGTTGGCGATGATGCTGCGTGCGATCTCGTCGATGTACGTCTCGTAGAAGTCGTCCTTGTCCTCCTCCTCCTTGTAGTCGTCGGGGTACTCCTCCCGTGCCTCTTGCTTGGCGTCGGTCAGCAGCGGCCGCAGGAGCTTGCGCAGGGCGAGGTTGCGAGCCTTCTCGGTGGCAGCGCCAAGCTCCTGGGCGCAGAACACCGACAGGCGGCCGCCGACCTCCTCGCCGACCTCGGACCAGACCCGGTACTCCCAATGGAACAGGTCGAGGTCGAATGCCTCGCGGATCGCCTGGACGACGTAGTGCGACTCGGCCTTGCGGACGTTGCGCGCTCGCTCCTCGACGATGGCCTTGCTGGCAGCGGCAGCGGCCTTGTCGTTCTCCTTCTGCCGGTAGGCAGCGAAGGCGACGATGCTCTCGACGTTGCCGTAGGAGCAGTTGGAGCGGACCCAGACCTCGGGGTCCTTGGTCGGCTGCAGCGGGTACACCGACAGGCCGAACTTGGCCGCCTCGTACTCGTACCGCTCGGTGCGCTCCAGGCTCTTGCCAGGGCTCGCCTCGATGGGCGACTTGAGGGTCAGGGAGATGCGTTGCATGGTGAAGCTCCAGGGTCAGAAGGTGAACGTCAGGCCGAAGGCGCGCTTGCCCTTGAACTGCTCGAAGGACTTGGGGGCCATCTTCACGTCGAGCGCGCCGCGCTTGCCGACCTTGACGAACCAGTGCTGGTGGGCGACGAAGCGCAGCAGGTTGCCCTCGGGCAGCCCGAGCATGGTGGTGGTGGCCTTGACCCAGACGACACCGTAGGAGGTCGGCTGGACTTCGAGGTCGAGCGTGTCCTGGCGATCTGGGACGACGTCGAGTTGGGTCTGCATGAATCGGCGGAACGATTCGATGGCACGGGTCTGGGATGCGTTCATGGATGGGCTCGTGGTGGTTGCTTGGTCTGACAGGGCGGATGCTGGGGCATGGAGCCTGGGTCTGTCAACCCCCTGACTGCGGGGGCCGACAGAATTCCCAGTGACGTTAATCGGTCAGCCGACGACGAAGGGGTCGCCCTTCGTCGTCAGGATGTTGGTGTACATGCCCTCATCCTTCAGCCGCTCGGCGAGGGGTGCCAGCTTGCTCTTGCGGGGCTTGGCGGCCTTGACCTGAACGGGCGCCACCGAGACGCTGCAGCAGAGCCAGTTGAGGCTCTTGGCGACCGCAGCAGCGTGCGCAAGCTCGGCGGTCGAGTGGTACGAGATGACCCAGGGCGTGGCCCTGGTGGCGCACGTCTTGTCGAGGTACTCCCTCGACCAGTGGCTGGCCTGGGAGGCTGCGCAGCGGGCGCGGAAGGTCTTCTCGTCGAAGGAGTGGGCGACCAGCGCCCAGGCGTAGTTGCGGTCGGTCTTGCGGGTGCCGACCTCGGCACCGTTCCAGATCACTTGCAGGGTCTTCATGGTGTAGCTCCAGGGTTGAGGTGAGGGGATCAGCCGCCGATGCGAGCCCAACGCTCGTCGTCGGCCTCGCGGGCTTCGAGGGCGAGGTCGTCGGCCTGCCCGTACTCGACGTAGGCGTCGGAGCCGTAGATCGGGCGGCCTTCGGGCCAGAGGTCGAAGCCGACCGGCAGGCGCTTGAGGTCGGTGACGCGGGCGTTGAGGCGCGTGGCGAGCTTGGCGGCGGCGATGGCGCTGGGCTCGGTCGAGGAGATCACGGCAAGCTCGGCGGTGTCGCCGTGCTCGTTGGAGCCCTGGACGTACCAGAGCAGGCCGAAGGACTCGCCGCGTGGGTTGGTGATGTCGGCGTTCTCGGGGTTGACGTCGACGACCACGAGGTCGCTGCGGGTGGTGAAGGACCAGCGTTGGTCGAGGTGGCGTTGCATGGTGTAGCTCCTGGGTGGTGGTGGTGAGAGGTCAGGCGAAGCAGTCGTAGGCGTTGTGCAGCGGCGAGGCACCCTTGGCACGGCACCAGCCCTGCCACGCCGTCTCGCCCTCGGCCGTGGCCTGCAGGATTTCGCGCAGGTACTCGAAGCGGTCGATCTGGTCGTAGGAGCCGTTGACCCTGCGGCCGCGTGCTATGGCGTTGGAGAGGGCTCTGGACGCCTTGTCGAGGCGCTCCAGGGTGACGGCCACCGGCTGGGCAAGGTCATGCGCCCGCAGGGCGAGGTGGTAGGCGTGGTGGTCGGCCAGCGACAGCGCGCCGCGTTGCTTGGTGGTCAGCTTCTTGAAGGTCATGGTGTAGCTCCAGGGTGGTGGTGAGGGGTTACTTGACGAGGGGGAATTCGGCGTCCAGGGCGGACAGGTCGACGACCGGGGCAGCCCACTTGCCGCCGCGCACGCGCTTGTCGCTGATGGCCCAGCCACCGATGCCGCACTGCTTCCAGTTGTAGTTCGCCAGGGCGAAGCGCAGCATGTTGTTGACGACGTGCGTCTCGGTGGTGTCGAACTGGGCAGCCAACTCGGCGATGGTCGGGGCCAGCTTGCCGTCGAGGCGCAGGGTCTTGACGTTGTTGGCCTCACGGTAGGCGCGCTGGCGGGCAGCGGCGTCGGCGTGCTTGGCCGGGCGGCCGCGCTTCTTGGCCTGGGGCAGGGGGCCGACGAACGCTGCTTGATCGGTGGTCTGTGTCATCTGGAAAGCTCCGCTTTGTGGTGGTGTCAAGCCTGTATTCTAGCGAGAATTGGAGCCCCAGGCTACCGTTGGTCAGGGTAAGCGTGCGAAAGTACCGGAACAGCCATCTACGCCCGGTGGTCCAGCCCTGGAACAGCCAACAGAACAGCCACGGCCGAGGGGCTCTACGCCCGGTAGACCAGCCAAGCACAGCCAGTTAGGACCCATACATTAGAGAGAAAGAGGGGAATTGTGGGGCGGTCGCGCACGGGCGCGAGGGCGCGAGAATGCGAGCGCACAATAGGGAGCACAAGGCTGTGCTGGCTGTTCTGGCTGTTCCAGACCCAGCGTGCGGGTTTGGCGGTACATTTCGGCGCATGTCAACCCCTCAACCCCAGGGCGAGCCCGACAGTTTGTCGAGCAAAACCGCCAACCTCAACCGGGGCGGGCGGCCCAAGGGCACGCCCAACCGCACCACCCAGGCGTTCCGCGAGACGGTGCAGGCACTGCTCGACGACAACAGGGAGAACGTCGCCCTGTGGCTCAAGCAGACGGCCGAGGGCTCGCGCAATCGCAAGGTCGGTGGCAAGACCATCCCCGGTCGGCCGCCCGATCCTGCAGGCGCTGCGAGGCTGCTGGCCCAGCTAGCCGAATTCGCAGCGCCCAAGCTCAACAGGTCCGAGGTCGTCGGCGAGGGCGGCGGCCCGCTGACGGTCGTCATACGCAAGGAAGCCTGAGGCATGGAGCAGCACGATGTAGCGGCCGCCAAGGGCTGGCGCACGGTCCTGAAGCCCAACGGCCACGACGTCGAGCGTTCGCATTCCGTCACTGGTAATTGGCCGCCCGACGGTCACCCGCTCTACGCTGACGAGTCGCTGGTCGCCAGGGTGACCGACTGGCTGATCGAGCACGGGCAGACGGTGTTCCAGATGTTCATGCTCGACCGCGACGAGAGCACGCACAGCCTGATGGTGCTGCAGCGTGTAAATGTCCCGCACGCTGGTCGCGTGCTGTCCCTGGGCTCCGGCATCGCGGGCATGGAGGCGTACTGGAAGACGGCGCGGCCCGACGTCCAGTTCACGCTCGTCAACGCATCCAGGGCGCAGCTAGTGCGTTCTCGCTGCCCTGGCGAGCGGGTGCAGTGCGACATGCGCTCGCCTCTCGCTGCGCTGCCTGGGCGGCTGGGCTGGTACGACCTCGTGGTGATGGGCTACTCGCTGCACCACGTCGACGACGTGCCTGCGATGCTGCGCATGGCGCGCTCGATGCTGCGGCCTGGGGGCACGCTGCTCGTGCTCGACGTGGTCGACGGCTCGCACCGCTTCCACGAGGTGGTGAACTACTGCAGCCTGCGCAGCTTCGAGCTACAGCACGCAGGGCTCGTGCGCCTCGATGGCGACTGCGACTGGCACAGGCTGCCCACCGAGGTGATCGGCGAGCGTGCGGCCGAGGTGCTCGACGCTGGCGAGGTCGAGCCCTCGATGTGGATCGGCGCGGCTTGATGCTGCGGCTGCTGGCGTTCGTCATCGTGGCCGTGCTGCTCTCACTCATAGGATGGTGCGCGGCATGATCACGCTGATGGTCAACGATCCCTGGTGGACCTACGGGCTCGACTTCCTCATCGGCGTGCTCTCAGGCGCTGCAGGCATGTATGTCTTCGACCGGTGGGCAACGTGGAAGGGCAAGCGGGATGGATGACATCTTCTTCATCGGCACGCTCGTGGTGCTGTCGCTCGTCGTCGGCTTCTGCGGTGGCGTAGCCTGGGTCTGGTATCTCGCAGGGAGCCCGTGCCTTGACTAGCTGTGCAACGTGGAAGGGCAAGCGATGATCTGGCTGGCGTTCGCGGTCGGCATCGTCATCGGTGCCATCGGTGGAGCCCTGGCTGTCATCTTCGGCATGGGCGACGACCCCGACCCTGAGGCTGTTGCAGCCTACCGGCGGCACGCGAGCCAGAGCGACCCACGCGATGGCTGAGATCACGCTGCCCAACGGGTTCACTGCACGGCCGCTGCAGAAGGCGCTGATGCGCTACTACGACCAGGTGGGCTGCGTGCAGCCTGCTGCTGGCCGAGGCGGTTCGGCAAGGACCTGACGATGCTGCACCAGACAGCGAAGATGAGCTTCGAGCGCCCTGGCATGTACTTCCACATGCTGCCCACGCACAAGCACGCCAGGAAGGTGGTCTGGGACGGCTTCGACAACCAGGGGCGCAAGACCCTCGACGTGGTGTTCCCCAAGCAGTTGCGCGAGGACACCAACAAGACCGAGATGAAGATCACCCTGCGGTCGGGCGCGATCTGGCAGTTGGTCGGCTCCGACTACTACGACAGCTTGGTGGGCTCCAACCCCTTCGGCATCGTGATGAGCGAGGCTGCGCTCTCCGATCCGCGTGCGTGGTCGATGTTCCGCCCCATGCTCGCGGGCAATGGCGGCTGGGCAGCCTTCATCAGCACACCCCGAGGCTACAACCACTTCCACGACCTGATCCAGTTGGCGAAGAGCAGCGACCACTGGTTCCACTCGCACGTCGGCGTCGGCGAGACGCAGCACATCCCGCAGAGCGTGCTGGACGACGAGCGCCGCGAGATGCCCGACGAGCTATACCGGCAGGAGTACGACTGCGACTTCAGCGCCGCGAACGTCGGCGCGATCTTCGGCCGCTACGTCGAGCAGATGGAGAAGCAGGGCCGCATCTGCTTCGTCGACCGGCCAGGACCCAACGACGAGGTATGGGTGACCTCCGACATCGGCTACCGGGACAAGGCGTCCTTCGTCTGGTGGAAGCGGATGCGCGGCGGCTTCGAGATATTCCACTACGACGACGGCAGCGGCATGGACGCCGAGGAGTGGATACCCAGGCTACGCAAGCAGCCCAGGGCCGACGTGCTGATCCTGCCGCACGACGCCAGGGCGAAGACCTTCGCCTCGAAGCGCAGCGTGGTCGAGACGTTCCTGGGCGACCGGCCCTGGGCCGACTGCGAGGTGCGTGTAAATGAGCAGCGCAAGAAGGCCGACAGCATCAATGCCGGGCGGCTGATGCTGCGCCGGGTCAGGATCAGCAACAACGAGCCCTGCGCTCCGCTCCTCCAGGCTCTCAGGGCGTACCACTTCAAGTACGACGAGGAGACGAAGACCTTCAGGGCCGAGCCCGAGCATGACTGGTCGAGCCACCCGGCCGATGCGTTCATGGAAGGCGCTGCCAAGCTGGTCGAGATCGAGCCCCCGCCGCCCGAGAAGACCATAATCGTGCCGCCGCTCAGTCACACGTTCACCCTGGATCAACTCCACGAGACTGTCGGCACGCACTCGACCCAAGGACGACTCTGATGGCAACTTACGGTGAAGCCGCAACTACCAGTGACGAAAAGTCCGAGGACGGCAAGGAGTACAAGGACATCCACGACGGCAAAAAGCCCGGCGATCAGTCCCTGGTGCCCGAGCGCGACAAGGGCAAGGACCCGGCGAAGCTGGCCGAGCGGTGGGAGCGGGAGCTTCAGGCTTCCAAGAGGGAGCTTTCCAAGTTCCACATCACCGCCAAGAAGCTGGTGCAGAAGTACCTCGACGAGCGCGACTCTGCCGCGTTCAACGAGGCGGACTCGAAGTTCAACCTGTTCTGGTCCAACATCGAGGTGCTGAAGTCCTCCTTGTATGCCAAGCCACCCAACGTCGACGTCAGCAACACCCACAAGGACTCCGAGGACGACGTCAGCAGGGTCGCAGCCAACATCCTGCAGCGGATGCTCAACAACGACTGCGAGGACGACGACGAGAGCACCTACCCGGAGATCACGAGGCAGGCGGTCGGCGACTACCTGATCGTCGGCCTGGGGCAGGTCTGGTACAGGTACGAGGTCGAGACTGAGCAGGCCAAGACCGAGGCTGTGACCGACCCGATGACCGGCGATGTCCTGGCCGAGCCGGTCGAGTACGAGGCGATCACCTCCGAGGACGCCCCGGCCGACTACGTCTACTGGGAGGACTTCTGGTGGAGCCCTGCCAGGGTCTGGCAGGACGTTCGCTGGGTCGCTCGTCGCGTGTACATGAACCGCGAGGAGCTTATCGCCCGGTTCGGCGAGAAGATCGGCAAGGTGATCCCGGTCAGCAAGCAGAAGTCCAAGGCTGATGCCCTGGGACACATCAACGACCCGTGGGAGAAGGCTGGCGTCTTCGAGATATGGGACAAGACCACGAAGTGCGCCTACTGGCACGTCATGGGCTTCAACCTGATCTGCGACTACAAGAAGGACCCGCTGAAGCTGAAGGGCTTCTTCCCGTGCCCGCAGCCGCTGATGGCGAACCTGACGACGTCCAAGTTCATCCCTCGCGCCGACTACTTGCTGGCGCAGGACCAGTACGCCCAGATCGACGAGCTTTCGACCCGGATCAAGTACCTGACGAAGGCTTGCAAGGTGGTCGGGGTGTACGACAAGAACAGCACCCCCATCGGCCGTGTCTTCCAAGAGGGCATGGAGAACCAGATGATCCCGGTCGACAACTGGGCCGCGTTCGCCGAGAAGGGCGGGCTCAAGGGTCAGATGGACTTCGTCCCCATCGAGATCATCGCGGCGGTCATCGAGAAGCTCACCCAGCAGCGCGACGTCATCAAGGGTGCGCTCTACGAGGTGCTGGGCATCGGCGACATCATGCGCGGCATGACCAACCCCGACGAGACGCTGGGCGCGCAGCAACTCAAGGCGCAGTTCGGCGGCAATCGGCTGCAGTTCAAGCAGCAGCACATTGGAGCCTGGGTCGCTGGCGGCCAGAGGATCAGGGCGCAGATCATCTGCGACCGGTTCCAGCCGCAGACGATCATGCAGCGGTCGAACATCGAGCACAGTCCCGACAAGGACATGGCTCCCCAGGCCATCGAATTCCTGAAGCAGTCCGGCGACGACAAGTTTTACCGGATCAGCGTCGAGAGCGAGACGATGGCGATGGTCGACTGGGCGCAGGAGCGCGACAGCCGCAGCCAGTTCATGGAAGCGGTCGGCTCGTTCGTCATGGCGGTCACTCCCCTCATCCAGGCCAAGCCCCAGGCTGGCCCCGTGGTCCTGCAGATGATGAAGTGGGGCTTGGGCGGCTTCCGCGTCTCGAAGGAGATCGAGACGGTGCTGGATCAGGCCATCGCTGCCGCGCAGCAGCCGGACCCGGAGAAGGAGCGCCCCGACCCCATCGAGGAGTCGACGGTGAAGAAGAACATGGCGACGGCCGTCAAGGACAAGACCCAGGCAGTGCTGAACCTGACCAAGGCAGGCCAGCAGCAACTGGAACGCGCCATGATCGGCGTCGACGCCAAGCCCGACCAGGGCGCGCTGCCGCCGCCCGGCGCGCAGCCCCCTGGCCCCCAAGGTCCCCCGCAACCCGGCCCGCAAGGACCGCCACCCAACCTCATGCAGTAGGAGATCACCATGCCCAAGAAGGAAGAGAAGCTCATCGAGCAGGAAACCGACCCCGTGATGAAGAAGTACGAGGAAGAGGCGCTCGCCGAGCAGAAGGCGCTCGAAGCCAAGGGCTACACCGCCGAGGAGATGCCGCAGCGGTTCTCGACCGGCGGGGCGACCTACGACGAGAAGGTCGCCTGGGTCGCTTCGCACGGTGGCGCAGCGCCCGAGGGCGCAGCCATCGAGCCCGGCTACGCCGAGGTGAAAGATGTCGCGCCTCAGTGACCTCCTGCGCGAGGCAGGGACCGAGGTCGCCGGTCAGGCCGACGCGACCGGCCAGTTGCTCTGGGGGCTCGCCAAGCAGCCCGTGGCGGGGCTGACCGGCCTGTCCAAAGGCGTCTCCTCGCTCGCCACCGGCAAGGGCTGGGACCGGTCGCTGGCCGACGCGGCCGAGCAGTCTGAGCGTGTAAATGCTCTGGGCGGCGGGCCGCTCACCGAGCGCGGCGGCCAGCGGCTGCAGGAGATGGGCAGGACCATCGAGGGCGCTGGAGACTGGGCGACCAAGAACGTGCCCGGCGTCGCCCAGGCCGAGCAGGGCTGGGACCAGTACGCCCAGACGAACCCTGCGGTCGCTGCCGTGATGGCCGGGCTGGTCGAGGCTGGCCCCGGCAAGGGTGCTGGCAGCGCCAAGAGGGCGGCCAAGAGCGCCATCGGCAAGGCCAAGACCGCCGCGACGGTCGCGGAATTGCGCGCTCCGGTCATCGACCCGAAGCTCGGGGCTGAATTGGCGAATCGCTACCCGATGCCCGGTCCGCCGGAGATGAAGATCGACAAGAAGAAGGGCACGACCTATCCCGGCAAGAAGCAGTCGCCCGAGGAGCAGGAGCTTTGGGCTGCACGCAAGCTCGCGCAGAAGGACATCGACGCGGGCAACTACGAGCCCTACTACGACGTCGAGAAGCGGTTCCACACCGACCCCAGCCAGTTCCCTGGCGTCGGCGACACCCAGGTGTCGGCGCAGCCCGCCAAGCAGGCCACCCGCGACCAGTACGCAGCCCAGTGGGACACGCCCGAGATCAGGGCTCGCCTCGAAGAGGCGTACCTGAAGGGCGCGAAGGACCCGAAGGCCGACCGCTGGTACGGCATGGGACAGTTGGTCGACGACTTCAACAAGGAGCTTGGCCCCCAGGCTGGTCCGCAGGCGTTCCGCCAGAATTTCAGCCACCCGATGGCGGCGACGACGGCGATGTCGAGCCCCGAGATGAACCTGATGCAGTCGGCCTACGGCAACTACTTGCGCAACAAGGGCATGGGGCTGCCCGAGGCTTCACATCAGATTCCGTCACCAGTAACTGGGCCGTCGACTCTCGGCAACCTCCAGATGTACGACAAGGTCGTCATGCAGGGCCAGGGGCTCGATCCGGCGGTGCAGCCGAAGAGGCACAACTTCGCGGCCAACTTCGAGGGGCATGTAGACCCCAGCACCATCGACACGCGGATGATGGGCGGCGTCGATCCGACCGGCAAGAACATTGCGCCGCCCGGCATGACCTACGGGACCATCGAGAAGGTCGCCCAGGACATCGGTCGCAAGCACGGCGACACCGGGGCCGACTCCCAGGCCAAGATGTGGGTCGGCCTGGGCGACGAGCCCACCAAGCCGATGATTCAGGTCGTCAACGAGGCAATCGAGCGCACCCACCGGATCACCGGCAAGCCCAAGTCCGAGATCGTGCGCGACAGCTTGGTCAAGGGCACCCACCCGCTCTATCAGGCTGGAGGTGTCGCAGCCGGAGGCGCTGCCCTGGCAGAATTGCTCCGCGACGACGAGCAATCGAAAGGGTTCTGATGCCGACCTACAGCTTCAGGTGCCAGAAGTGCGAGAAGACCCTGGACGTCTTCCACACGATCAGCGACCACCTCAGGAGC